TGATAGAATTCGCTGACACATTGGATCTTTCAGGAGTGCCTCCAGATGATGTACTTGATGCTGTTTATGGTCATATGATATTTGCTTATCACATGACCGGGGGAATGCTTCCTCCCTCTCCTCTTATGAAGAGTTGGTTGGACAAGAATCTTGGAATAGTTGCTCCAGAGTTTGTTGAAACTTATAAAAGAATATCGACATATGAGTCGTTTCATCCTTTGGATGTCACAGAAGTGAAATTCGATGGTTTCATAGATGTCCCACCCAGTGCTACATATGATGTACCTGTGGTGGATCCAGACGTTATTATTGCTCTTGCTCAGGTTGAAAATAATATGCCCTACCTCACAACTACGCCATTGGTTGGTTTTGCCAATGGTGTTGATGGTCGTCCAATTAGAAATGTTACCGCTCAAGATTTGCGTGGTGTCTGTGAAGCTAATAAGAAGTTTCATGACTACAAACGTGTTGATGACGATGTTAACTTTAATGATTTATACTTGTGTAGTATGGATATCGTTAGAGCCCTTGGTGAGGATGGAGAGTATGATCCTGAATTTGTTGAATCTCTTGCTGACAGTGATGGTCTTATTTCTGGAATAGATAAGGACTCATCTATGGGGTACACCAATCTTAAATTCTTTGATGAAGAAGATGGTGTTGTCCGCAATGTTTCTAATCCGCGTAAGCGTGATGCTATACCTGCTCAGGTTGATAATTTTGAGATGTATAAATCCGAAATGAATGCATATTTGCTTGGTTTGAGGGAAGATATACCTTATCCAGGGCCTCTTTTTGAGGCGCATAAACTTGAGATACTAACCCATCTTGAATATTGGGACACATGTGAGGAATATGTGTCTGCAGATGAGGTCAATAGAGGCAAAATGAAACAGAGACTCTTTTATATGAGTGCATCCTTAGCACTTATGGCCGACAATGTTGTCTTTAAGACCTTGGTTAATACCATGCGTTATTGGATGTCTGCTATAGGAATTAAGACCACTGAAGGTGGGCTGCTGGAGATGTGGGATATTGTCCTTGGTAAAAGGACATCCCCTCTTAAGCAGAGATGGCGAAGAGTTGAGAGATGGGCATGGCAAAAACACGGTGTCGATTTGAAGAAGAGGAGGTATGGTGAAGGAGATTGGAGCTCTTATGACACCACACTAGTTGCCATGGTTATGGCTGCAGCAATAGGAACTGCATTTTCTATTTATAGTAAGACTGGTGATCCTCTTATACGTCTTCTTGCCATTACATGTCATGGCTTGGCTATAACTAAGGTTATGTACATGTATTTGGCGGATCAATTTTACCGAGTTCAAGGTAGAATGTTTAGTGGGGTGCTTATAACCTCCACTATTGATACTGTGTATCAAATTGTGTTGTTTTTGTATTATTGTAAAATGCTTCTCAAAAAGTATTCTGATAACGAACTGCTGCGTGAAGTGGTTGCTGCTCAGATGTTTATAATGTTCTTTTACGGTGACGATCATATAGCTGGTTGGCCTGTTTGGATGGAGCAATATAAGCTTGAGGATGGTGCTAAAGACACTCTTGACGATTTCGTCATGATGTGTGTTAATAAATTTGGCATGAAATACAAAACAAGCGCTTCGCAGAGGTATGAGGATGGTGAAGTCATTGGTGAGATTCACTTTATGACTAGTGAATTTGATGGTGTTCCTCTTGAGGTTCCGTCGTTAACTAGATTGGGTTGTTCATTTTTGAAATATACTCTAGTTCAAATTCATTTTGATAAACAACCATTCCTCACACCCATACCTATGAAGCATCCTAAGGATGCTACTGCAAAGTGTGGATGGAGCGTTAATGCTTCTAAAAACATTTCTTTGGAGATGGCAAAGGTTGTTGCCCTTGCCTTTCTCAACACTAATCCAGAAGTGCATGTATTCCTGGAAGCTTACCATGATGCACTTGCCAAGAGAGGCGCTATCCTTACCCCTGAAGTCATGGATAGTGTGTTGGCTCATCCTGATGGAATATCTATGTATCTGCTTTCACAGACGTATAATAAGCAGGTTGAGCTTAAATTCCCTTCTTTGTTGGACAATTTTAAAAAGCAGTATGACGGGTATCGAAGACGTACAGGTTTTCAACCTCTGGATAAAAGGGGTCGTGTTAAACTTGATGATCGTAAAAGGAAAATGTGGAGAGCTGATGATTACATGGGCTCTGCTATACCTATCGAATTTGAGTGATTGAG